TACATCTCTAAAATTCTTTTCTACTGGATCAGGATCAGGTTGTTGAAAGCTATCTTTTTTCGGAGCTTCGCTAATTACCTTTGCGGCTCTTTCGGCGAGGGTTGGTTCGGGGTCGGTTGTTTCTGATTCTCGGATGGGTGCTTCTTCGGTTTGTGGTTGTACCAGCTCATTTGTGTTATCCTCTTCTTTTAAAGTTTGTAACACCTCATCTAAAGTTGGAGGAACAGGATATTCGATAACCTGTTGTATTTCTTTTTCCAAATCTACTTTTTTAAATGCCTCCGTCAGATCTTTCAACGCAGTTTTTTTAATTGATGCATGAGCGTCTTGCTTAATGGCATTGAAAGCAGCAAGTTCTTTAACCAAAGTAGGGTCAGCATTCTGACCCAATGCTTTAGCCAAGTTGACCAAATTTTGCTTTTCTTTAATACTTTTCATTGACTTTCCATTGACACGAAATTATACTTTGCTATGTACCCTATTAATAATGCTAGGCTTTACGTTTACCGCTCTTCATATTAGCCATCCAATGCGCTAATTGTCCTCTACGTCCTCCTTCTTTAGCAACACGACGCAAGGTTGTAATACTAGCTTTAGTAGGTACTTTGTAGCGTTTGCTGTCACCCTTGTCTTCTGGGTTACGACCATCAGCAAAGTTTTCATTCACAAAGCGTTTAGCATCCGAACCAACAATGTGATGTGCATGGAAGTTTGTATTCGGATGTTTATTTCTTAAAGATAGAAACGATCTTAAATTCGTTTTGCTATCGTCATACATGTGTACATCATTGTACTTATGTTTCTTTATATAGCCATGAATAACTACGGCTTTCTTTTCCGCGGGAGGGCCTTCCATATTAATGTTGCCTGCTCTGATAACATGGATTTTATGCATAGGTATGCCGTGATCTTTGAAGGCACCTAAGAAGGTATTCTTATCATCAAAGTTTGCTCTTGCGGTATTGAATATAACATGGTGACCGGGTTTGCTTGCTACGGACTTAACTTTGTTAATCATAGAATGAATAGGTTTAGATTCTTTTCTAAACTTTGCAGCATTTCTAAATTCACTAAAGTCATAACTATGTCCTGCAGGCAATTTGTGATCGTTGAACTGTTGGTTGGTAAGAGTGTCTACTACTTTACCTTCTTTATTTCTTACGTGTATTTTGGCAGTCGTATGTAACAGCGTGTCGTCTATATCAAAGACATGAAGTGTATGCTTGGTAGTATCTTCAGCTAAGTAGGATTTGAAACTTATCATTTATTTAAATTCTTTCCTGAAAATCCTTCTTTACTTCTATTTACCACCTTTGCTACAGAGCCATCTTTATATGCAACAACAAATCCTTCTGGGTTAGTATGTTGGCCATCAATAGTATGTTTTTGATTTTGCCCAGAGTTTTCTAAAGTCTTTAACAAAATATTTTTTGCTCTATCAAGACTTCTGTGAGCATTAAACAGTTCGCCGAATTGTTGTTTATTGGTTTCCACATGATGCATCATTGCTAATTTATCGTTGAACTTTTTCATCTTAGTCTCAGGCTTCTTTACTTTTTCTACTTCTTTTTGTAGCACAGTATCTAAATGTTTCTTATAGCCTGCAGGCGAAGGTGCGGTTCCCGTTCTAACTGTTTTATTAATATATGTGTGTAGATGCTGACTGTGACCTTGTATTAACTCATCATGGTTATCTATGTTGGCAAAATGCTGCATCGCCTTGGTGTAATGCTTTTCGAAATCTTTTCTATCATCTAAATTATAGTTAAGATTTCTTTTGTTCAATTTGTTATTGAAGATATGAACATCAGGATGAGAATAAAATTTAGATGTGTCTACTTCATATTCAGGCTGTTCTTTATCTATACGAGTGTGTAAAGATAGACTAATTTTTGCTCGCTTTACTGCCTTACCTTCTTCTGAATTTGCAGGGTAATGATACTTAATTAAATTCTCTTTATGAGTAATCTCATCGCCTTCTTTTTTAATCGTACCATCCTTAGAACTGCCCATGAAGTCGCCTTGATAGACTCCATGTAATGGACTTAAAACTTTTTTGCCGTGTTCTAATAGCTGAGACATCTTAGAATGTAAACCTTCAGAGTGTCCAAACTTCTCATCTATGTCTTTCTGATTGAAGGCATATCCTTTAGAAGCACCTTTATATGCTACACCAAATTCTCTTTGTCCTGTTTCAGGATTTTTGACATGCCCCATTTCAAATGAAGGTGAACCGTCTGCTTTAATCACCACACTTTTAGTTGTAGATTGGTCGCCCTTTAGATATTTGTGCAGATCTTCTAATCGTTTTAGATCAGCTTCAGATTCTTCTTTACTATTGAAATGAGCTTCACCTCCCAAATGCGAAAGGTGTTTAACCGCTTTAGACTTTTCGGGTGCAACTTGTTCTGCTAGGAAGGATAAAAAGTTTTTCATACTGAGGTTTTCATTAGAGCTGCACCAGGTTTAGCAATAAACTCAGGTGTCTTAGTTGGTCTGCCTTTATTAACAGCTTGGAAATTTAGTAATGGCTTACCTTCTTTTCCGATAATAGACATCGTTGTACCTGTACCCTTTTTAACAGATAAACTATCTTTATGTTCTGCTAATATTTTTTTGTAGTGCTCTCTGGTATCAAGAATATGATGTTTACCTTCGCTTGAGGTACTTGCCATAATAACAGTAGAGTTGGTTGGTCCTGCAATATGATTCAATATATGATCGTGCAATTCTTGCGGATTCATTTTAGCAAGGTGATCATGAAGTCTACCGATCATCTCAATACGAGAAGAGTTAGAAGTTTTTTCTATCGCATTACCTTTATCTGTACCTTTTAATTCTTTAAACTTCTTATGCATTTCTGCCGCAGAAGTTTTTTCGCCTGCACGAAGATGAACTCTAACATTTTTCATATGTTCTTCGTGAGGTTCAGCTAAGGTTTTATGATCCATGTTATAGCTTTCAGCCATTGTCTTTGGAGTTTTATTTTTTAATGTTGGAGCATTATCTGCATATTTCATACTAAAGCCAATATGCTCAGTGGTGCCTTCAGGTTTAGTAGAGCCTTTTCCGTGAACCAAAGTAGTCATCAGATCTGATTCATTATTCGGATCTTTCTTTCCCGTAAAATGCTCAATGTCCGATGTCTGAGATGTCCAGGCTGTTTTACCTACTTTACCTTTAAAGCCCGATGCTTTAATAAAGTTATGTAGATGATTAGCCATTTCATTAGCATGCTTATGAATTCTATCATAAGTTGCAGCACTAACTTCGGACTTTAATCTATCGTGAACTTCTTGAGGTGTTTGACCTTCTTCACGATATGATTCTACGTGTTTCTTTTTATTGAAATGAAAACCGGTTAGAAGTTCATGCAATTTGCCCTCTGCGTCTGAGGCTTTGCCGGTTTCTCTGGCTTCTGTGAGGAATTCTTTAAATGCTTGAATCATAAGTTCCATCCAAATATTAATTTAATAATATTTATATCTAGAAAATACGAGACAAAAAAAGGGCGACTTTCGTCGCCCCAAGGGGATCTAACTCTAAATTTTTTCAGCCCAGGCCTTAATTACCAGATTTACTACGTCATCTGAAAAATCAGCTTTCGCAATATTTACCAGTGTAAGGACTACTCGCACATTGTCCTGAGTATATCCGCCATCTGAGGATATACGATCAATGCTAGGCCGCAACGGGTTTCTATTCTTTTTAGTGCCTAAAGTCATATCAAAAGGAATACCTGTTTGTTGACAAACACCGTTTGTCGTATCAAAGAGATCCTGCAAAAAGCTTGGAGTTAGATCAAATGGCAGATTCTTTTCTTTCGCTCTGGTCTTTAGAGCGGTGTATTCGGTCTTTCCGAATTTAGATGGGTCTGCTTTTTTAGCTCTGTGAGCTGCACGAGTCTTTTTGCGAAGAGCTGCTTTCTTTTGAGGAGATAAAGAAGCCTTCTTCTCTTCATATTTCCACTTAGAGTATTGGGCGATACTCTCAAGCTGATCTTGCGTCAACTTGACTAGACCACTGCGCTTGGCAGCGACTAGTTTGTTCATCTCTTTCTTAACTGAAGGATCGGAAAAATTGATATTCATAATATAAGTTTAGGCAATAAGGATTAGATTATACCCGAGCAAATGCCTCGCTGCCATAAAGATGATAAGCAGCAGCAACCATCTTACGACTAGGAGTGCCTAGGCGATATGCAGTCTTGCCATTCTTGGTGCTGTTAGTGTAGATTGCGAAGCCTTCAGAACGAAGCTCGCTGATACGAGGACGAATAGAATCCTCAGAAGTGCCAGTCAAACCTGCGAGTTGAGCAGGAGTGTATTGGCGACCAGACTTAAGTACTTTCAAAATACGTTCTTTCAACATATTGATCTCCATTAAAATAAAAAAATGTAGCATTTAACTACAGTACAATTATAATATACTTTTCGGAAAAAGTCTATCACAAGTTGTTCATTTGCTTTTGCGATATTGTTTGTCAATATCTTTTTGATGCCTACGCAGATAATCTGCACCTACCTTACCATCTTCAACATCTGCGAGTGCCGCAACAATCATAGTTCTTGCAGTATCTGCGGATTGATGTTTTTTTAGTTCTCGTGCTCTGGCACTTGCAATTAAAACCAAATTATAAATGCCACCTACTTTATTTGCTGCTTCTTGCGAGGTATATCTACCTTTATCTACACGATCATTTTCTATAATACCTAGCATAACTTCTCCTTAAATGGTGGGCCGGGTGAGACTCGAACTCACTGTCCCCCGATTATGAGTCGGACGCTTATACCAATTAAGCTTCCGGCCCTTGTGCTTTAATTAGCTAAAACACTTGCAACACTTTTCATTACTGCAGCAATACGACCAATGTCTCGTAATTGTTCTACAGTATAACCTTCTTGCTTCAAAGTTTCGTAATGCGCTTTTACACAAAAATGACACTTGCCCACAATACTTGCTGCAAGACTATATGCTTCAAACCTTGCCTTTGTTGTACCACCATGGCTTGCAATTGCATTCATACGAAGTTGAGCAGGAAGACCTTTTAGGTTCGCATCATCTGCCATTTCAACATATGGATACCATACATTATTTTGTGCCATGATTGCGCCTGCGGTAAGAGCGGCATCTGCCTCTTTACGATCTGTAAGTTGATCGTGAAGCCATGTCCATAGTTTACTATTACCTGTAGCAAAGGCAGCTGCAAGAGCAATTGCCTCCGCCTCTTCTGCGGGTAGTGAACTACGTTTGATAACCGCATCTAAATTAAGTTTAGTATCCTTGGCATACTCAGGAATACTTACTTCTTTTAGTGTATCTACCCAAGCAGTCATTATAGAGTCTCTCCGCCGATTGTGCGATTGCATGCACATAGTTCACCAGTTTGTAGCGCATCAAGAATACGAAGTGTTTCTTCTGGGCTACGACCAACGTTCAAGTTGTTTACGGTAACGTGCTGAATGGTGTTCTCTGGATCAACGATAAAGGTTGCACGAAGTGCTGCGCCTGCCGGTGCGTAGAACACACCCAATTGCTCGATCAAAGATACGCCCCATTCACGTGCGGTGTCAGCAAATTGAATATGCTTGATCTTTGAAAGATCTTCATGACTACGTTGCCATGCTAGTTTGCAGAATTCATTATCTGTTGAACCTGTCAACAATACTGCATCACGATCTGCAAAGTCTTGGAACAATTTATCATATGCTACGATTTCTGTTGGGCATACGAATGTAAAATCTTTTGGATAGTAAACAATTACTTTCCACTTACCTTCAAAAGATTTTTCTGTAATAGTAAAGAAATCATCCTTACCGGGATTAACACCGGTAACTGAAAATGATTCAAGTTTATCACCTACTGTTTTCATTCAATCTCCTTAAAATAAAAATATAAAACACTGGTACGAGTGGAGGGATTTGAACCCTCAATCCCTTACGGGCGTTGGATTTTAAGTCCAAAGTGTATACCGTTCCACCACACTCGCATTAAATACATCACATCTTATTATAATTGCTTTTAATAGACTTTGCTATCTTTTTTTTATGTTCTTCAGTTTTAGATTTACCTTTATTGCCCGAACCATTTTTGTTTCCAATTTGCTTACGAGAATTTATCCTGCAGGCTTCCTCATATCCATATTTTTCAATGGTTCTTTCCCAAACAGATTTCCATTTTTTATTATCTTCAGTAATATTTTCTTTGTCTGTACCCCAATATAAATGTTTTGGATTACTACATTTTTCATTGTTGCACGCATGGCATAAAAGTATTCTACCCGAAGGGATAGAGGTATTCAAATACTGAGCTAATACCCCCTTGTGATTGGTCGAATTTCCCCCACGTTCAATACATTTTTCAGATAATAATAAATGAGATTGCCGTTCTTGTTTACTAGTTTTAATGAATTCATTAATATCTATCATAGACCCTCCTTTATATCTATTTATATAGACACAAAGTTTAAGGGGGTCTTTGTGATTAATAGAAGTCTACATCATTCATATGATCTGCTACAGGATTTGCTTTTCCTAAGTAATTTTCTTCGTAATTTTTTCTTGCGATCAAAGGATCATAATCTATTTGACATGATTGTTTGATGCTTTCGATCAAAGGATGCAAAAGTTTTTGATTAATTTTTTTCGACATAGACTCCAAAACAATATCTATATCGTCGCCTTTAGCAATTCTTTGCAGTGCAACTCCATATTCAAAAAGACGAACCTTTTCTGACCATTGCTCGTAAGTCTCATCTTTTTGAATACGCATATTATGGAGCGGGATATCGGAATCGAACCGATGATTAGAGCTTGGAAGGCTTTCGTTTTACCATTAAACTAATCCCGCATGTAACTATTTATTTGTCGTTCTCGCCTAGATCTTGCTTGTATTGTTCCAAACGCTCTTTATATTCCGATTCAGAAAGTCCATGCCAACCAATGCAATACCCACTTGGGCTACGACCACAACCACACTTAGGTCCATTTTCTTTTAGTAATTCCTTTTGCATACAAACTCCTTATAATGAAGGTTTAGTTTTTGGAGGCTCAGGGTTGGTTGGCTCGTTAAAGTTAAAATACTTTCCGAACCAGTTTAACGGCTTCCAAAATCTATGAATCATGTTATTAAGAAAAATCACAACCATTCCAATAAATGCTATACCAAAGCCAATAAGAATTGTTGCTCCTAAAAATACACCTGCCTGTTCCAATCCTAACATACCGACCTTTCTAAAATGGTGCCCTCTGACAGAATCGAACTGCCAATAGATGATTACAAATCAACTGTTATACCATTTAACTAAGAGGGCGAATTTCATGCTGCAAGCAATTCTTTAAGTCTATCTGCTGCATAACTTGCGGCAAATGCTTTTGGTTTAACCATAGGTACCACATTACACATACCTTTGATATAACCAACTGCTTGCTGAATCACAATACTACTGTTATGTTTTTCATCTGGGTTAATATCCAAATGTATTTCTACGTGTCTGTCCTCGACGACATCCACAATCTTTTGATACAATTCTGCAACCTTGTAGACCTCATTCATCAAACGCATAGATGGTTTGCTGTTTTTTGCATCATAATCTAGTTCAGTTTGAACCTCACCAAAAATTTTACACCCATGGCGACCATCAATATGAACTACAACTGCAATAGTATAATCCGCATACCATTTACCATTATGTTTATATCGTTCAGAGTCCGCTCCAAGATAAATTTTAGTTTCCGGGCTTTGCGATTCAATGAAACTTTTGATTTCTTGAATGTCCAACTTTTTTCTCATAACTTCCCCTTTGAACTAGTCTAATTATATATTCTTTCTTAATTAGTGTCAATATCTTTGTATGCAATATGATTATACAAAATGTCCTCGGCTTTATGAATTCTAGCTTGCTTATTTCTAGAACCCAAAATAACTACAGAATATCTTTGATTGTTTCGTTCAACTGCCAAAGCCAAACAATATCCTGCTCTGGAGGTAAAGCCTGTTTTACTAACGACAATATCATCAAAGTTAAAAAGAACAGGTTTGTTTGTATTGTTTAAAACAAGTTTTCTAATTTTTCTCTTATATTGAGTATCAATTTCAACCTGCTTCTTTGTACTAGTTTCTCGAATCAAAGTATATTGTGCTGCATGTGCAACCATCGCCGCAACATCTGTGGCTGTCGAAGTATTTGCAGCGCTCAGTCCTGTTGGATCATCGAAGTTTGTATCTCGCATACCGATATAGTTTGCAAATTTATTCATCTCACGAATAAAGGCTTCTCTACCTCCAGGAAAATCACTAGCCAAAGTTTCTGCCGCGGAGTTATCACTTCGAACAAGCATTGCTCCAAACAATTCTTGCCTAGTATAACTTTTGTTTCTCGGTAAAGTCCCACCTACCTTAGATTGAATTTTAAGTTCTCGATTTAAATTCAAATCATAATTTAGAGCAACCATTGCCGTCATTAGCTTAGTGACACTTGCTATTGGGCGAACCTTTTCTTTTTCTCTAATATACTCGTAAGCATCTTTTGTATTGTTGTACACCACATAGCTTGCAGTTTCCGCAGTAACTACTTTCTTTTTCTTTTTCTTTTTAGGCTCATGCGCAGACGCAAAGCAAGTTACGAATGCAAGTAGTAGAGCAATATATTTGGCACCCCGCCAGGGATTCGAACCCCGTCCTTCGGTTTTGGAGACCGCTATGCTGCCGTTAACACCAGCGAGATTCATTTTACTTCCTTTAAGTTTTCGAAAGCTGATAATACTGCTTCCTCGGTTGAAAGAATGTCTTGATACTCATTTTTATCTGTACCAGTATTGTTTTCTTTGTTAAAAATCATATCCCAGTTTTCTACAAAGTGTTCCCTGGTTATTGCAAATGGTCTTGGTTTAGATCCTTTTCCTGACATACTATCTCCTAATAAATACTATAAAATAATTTATAGCCATGAATCCTTACATCGAATTAGATATTCCGATTGATGCAACAGATGAAGAAATTAAAATAAAATTTCGTTCATTGGCTCAAGTGCATCATCCCGACAAGGGTGGGGATGAACAAATATTCGTTCGTATTAAACTTGCATATGAAATTCTAATCGATCCTATTCGAAGAAAAGAATTTGATCTGTTAGGTGAGTCCTCAGAAGATCTAACTCTTCGCAATGCTGCATTAGAACATATTTCTCAGATGGTGTCAAGACTTGTTCCTAACTTAAACCCAGAAACAGATGATCTAATTGTCCTAATGCAGGATGAGGTTATAAAAATACGAACAGATATGCACCACAATATTAATGTATGTAATGTTCATCTCGAACATTTAAAACAAGTACTACGTCGAGTAAATTCTAAAACCAAAAGAAAAAATTTAATACTTGAACTTGTTGAAAAGCAAATAGAAGGTAGAAAAAATGATCTTGCTGGTTTTGAAAAAAATATAAAAATATGCGATCTAATGTCAGAAATTCTTAAAGACTATTACTTTGGTATTGAAGAATTAATAGCAATTCCACCTTCAGAAACTGGCCCGCCATAAAGGACTCGAACCCCTAACCTCAACGTCCGTAGCGTTGCGCTCTATTCCAATTGAGCTAATGGCGGTATCATACAAAATTAAAATTTAATGCTACTCTCCTAGGTACATCGGTAGGAGTAGTACTTGAATGATAATACATACCATCAAAAATAACTAATCTATTTTCAGTGCATTCTACTTTGGACTGAATAGAAAGATTTCTATTTAGAACCGATCTATAATATTCTGTTGGATCCATCTTTGTAGAAGGATCGTACTTTTCATTATATACTGTTGTTGCGCCATCTGTAGTATTTAAATAGAATAAACCCACCTTGTGTTTTTCTTGACTATCCACGTGCGGATCATTACTATGATTTTCTCTAGACACTGGTTGTAGTAATCCAAGTCTAATACTTAATAACATATTTAGTTTTATATTACAATTATCTAACATGGTTAAGATGCAACTATTAATTGTGTCAAATATTATAGAATTTGGCACACCGTGATTCATAACCGCATGAGAAAAACTATAGGTTAAAATATTATCCTCTATAGGATTTTCTACAGAAGTTCTACTAAAAAACCAAGGGAAATTGGAATCAAAAATTCTATTTTTTAAATTAGAAAAAGTTTGATTCGGTAAAACATTATCATAAATTTTCATATTCATTTATAAACTGGTTGCGGATGCCGGATTCGAACCAGCGATCTCCAGGTTATGAGCCTAGCGGGATGACCTCTTCCCTAATCCGCGTCTGAAACTATGGTGGTAATGATAGGATTTGAACCTATACCTTGCGCCGTATGAAGGCGGTGCACTACCGTTATGCTACATTACCTCTGGTGCCCCCGACCGGAGTCGAACCGATATTGGCCGTTTATCTGACGCTACGGGATATAAATCCGCTGTTTTACCATTAAACTACGGGGGCATTGCTGGCGGAGCGTATTGGATTCGAACCAATGATCCAGGTTTTTGCCCAGATGCTTTCTTAGCAGGAAAGTGCCTTCGACCAACTCGGCCAACGCTCCAAATACTTACTCCTTATTTTTAAACTTTTCCTCAAATTCTATAAATGCTAGATTTACAGAATACATAATGTATATAAAAAATGCTACCATACCTATGATAAAAATATAAGATGCTATCTCGGAAGTAAACAAAAACGTTAGAATCATAGGAATAAGACATATGATAACTACCATCATAGCTGTCTGTTTAATTGCTTTCAACTTAGTATTCAATTCAAACTCCTCAATCTATAATAGGTCCATTGCCATTTTTAAATCCAATATGCCCACCCTCTTCTTGAATCTTTTTAATGACATCCTCAAAAAGAATTGGGCGGTAGTCGGTATGCTCTACACATACGCAGTGATAACGAGGATCAATGACTTCATTTTTCTTTACACGATTGTAATGTAGATGTCCATGAATATTAGTCCCGAACCTCGCAAGGCTTTCTTCATGAATAGGAATGTGGCTTAGAATCATTCCATTCAGTACATGATAACCTCGAACATCTTTAAAATACTCAGTGTATTCTTCAAGTTTAAAGATGTCGTGATTACCTTTGATTAAGACCTTTTCACCGTTTAATCTACTAAGCGTTTTTAAAGCCTTTCGATTAATAACTACATCTCCTAAATGATAAACTTTATCTTTTGGTCTAACAGTTTCATTCCACCGCTTGACCATTTCTTCATCCATGTCCTCGGGGTTATCCCATGGACGTAATTTAGTGCCATCGTCACGTAGAAATTTACAAACGCCTGCATGGCCGAAATGAGTATCACTAACTAAAAAAATTGCAGGCATTTGTTTCTCCTTCTAACTTGGAATTACTTTAGGTATATATGGTACGTTTCTAGGTCCGTGTCTTTGTTCAAAAAGCATTCTTGCTTCTTGTAAATCTTTTGCAAACACTCTATCTTTTACTTCACCCTGTGGCGTTCTTACTGTTGTTTCATACATTGGCATAATTACTCCTTAGTGGCGGAAGCGGTGAGATTCGAACTCACGGAACATTTCTGTTCGACAGTTTTCAAGACTGTTGCAATAAACCGGACTCTGCCACACTTCCACAAGTACAAATAGGTTAGGGGCCGAAGCCCCACGCCTCACACGCGATTAACTTTGGGGTGTCTAATGAGGATTGAACTCATACTGCCAGGCCCACAATCTGGCGTGCAGACCACTACACTATAGACACCATCGTATTCTTGCTTAGGCCACGTCTTTCCACAGATCGCCCCTATGCTGGAGTTGTTGCCCTGTCCAAACACTAATAGCGGTTTGCTGCGTAGTGTCCACGTTGCTATGTTGTCTGAGACACCGGAGACACCGCATCGAAATACAGAGTCTATGTCTCGCTAACGGTGCCATAGCCACCGGGACTTTCTCGTTTACCATACGCTACTTTCAGGAAAGTAGTAACCGGAACTTTATGATGATTGGTCGCCACGCCAACTTTCTGCTTACCGCAAGGATGCCTTTCGGCTTCGCATTACTGGGTTTTTTCAGCGCACCGTCATTATCTGACGAAATCCCAACCTTGCTTCTTCACCATATTAAAACACACTACCCTAGACATCTACTTTGGGGCGGGCTGGCCGATATCGGAACACCGCTCGAAATGTGTTTTAATATGGTACGGGCAGAGGGATTCGAACCCACGACACATAGATTAAAAGTCTACTGCTCTACCAACTGAGCTATGCCCGCTCTATATTCCCTACGTAATGCTTTGTTTGTTTTTTGATGCTTACCCGCTTTCTTAAACAATGCCAAAGCCACCAGCGGGTTACGGGGCTTGGCGATACGTTTTCGTTGCATTTGTATCTCCTTATTTACATTATATCATAATTATAACACCGAATCAATTTCTTGTCAAGCATTTGTTTTATTAACACTTTAATAACGATTTGGCAGGGGATGTAAGAATCGAACTTACGACCTCGGAATCAAAATCCGGTGTGATACCATTTCACTAATCCCCAATTGTATGGCCTGGCGTGAGGGATTCGAACCCCCGACCCACAGCTTAGAAGGCTGTTGCTCTATCCAACTGAGCTAACGCCAGATAAAATCTGGTAGGAGATAACGGGGTCGAACCATTGACCTTCGCCTTGTAAGGGCGCTGCTCTACCACTGAGCTAATCTCCCGTATGGTGGATGACCAGGGAATCGAACCCCGTATGCCTGAGGCGACAGATTTACAGTCTGCTGCAGTCACCAATGCTGCTCGTCATCCTAAAACTGGCTCCAGAGGTTGGGATCGAACCAACGACCAACGGATTAACAGTCCGCGGCTCTGCCGCTGAGCTACTCTGGAATAAAACTGGTCGGGGAAGAGGGATTCGAACTCTCGATCTCCTGCTCCCAAAGCAGGCGCTTTAACCGGACTAAGCTACTCCCCGAAATATTTGGTGGAGAATAGGAGATTCGAACTCCTGACTGAAGCTTGCAAAGCTACTGCGTTCCCAATTACGCCAATTCCCCATATTGAAGTGTTCTGCTGTTCACAGATCGGGAATTCCAGCCCTCAAAGTCTTGTTAAACTTTTACCTGCCACCCTAAACAACACTTCAATATGGTGCCCATGGACGGACTCGAACCGCCACACTCTCGTACTTGCTCCTAAGGCAAGCGTGTCTACCATTTCACCACATGGGCAATGGAAAGCTACGAGCACCCAGCACTCGCCCTTTCCTGAGTTGTTTCACTGTCCGTCCGCTTTTATTAAGGTCAGTTGCAGCGCTGTCCTTCGAGACTTTTCGTCACTCCTTCCCAGGAGTTTTGAGGTAGCTCCGATCTCGACACCCTGACATTGTGGCTGTCAATACCCCCTAGTAATATTACCGGGTAAGGGATCCCGGGGGTTCTGGCGGTCTCAAGGGGTAACGATCCCCTTCTTTATGCGTGACAGGCATATGTGCGTCCATGAACACTTTGAGACCTTATCTGGAGGTAAGGGCCGGATTTGAACCGGCGGCTTTACAGTTTTGCAGACTGCTGCTTTGGACCACTCAGCCACCTTACCATTTGATATGTTGACTGTACTATTTCTCAATCGGCATATCAAATGGCGTCCCATAGGAGACTCGAACTCCTGTTACCGCCGTGAAAGGGCGATGTCCTAGGCCACTAGACGAATGGGACTTGGTACCCACTCCTGGAATCGAACCAGGGACCCCAACCTTATCAAGATTGTGCTCTAACCGACTGAGCTAAGTGGGCAAAACTAGTACAAATTGTTAAATAACATTTACTACAAGCAACGCTGTCTTGCATTGCCTACTTCTTTAATATGTGCTTATTATAGCACAACTTGGTATCTGTGTCAAGCACTTTTTTGACTTATTAAAGTGTTAACACCTCATAACAAAAACCCTCGGGACCTTGTGAGTGCCGAGGGTTATCAAAACTTAGTATCGTTTTAATACTCTAACCCTCGATATAACTCCATAGAATATTTGTGCGTGCAAAGGCCTCTGACTGTCTGTCATATGACTTGCAACTTACACTGGGGTTTTGTATTAGATGAAACATTTGTTTCCTTAAAGTATCAATTATTTATACAGTAAGTCTTAGTTTTTACCGATGTTTCTTAACTTTTTGTTTACTTCAATTACATTTTTCATATGTTCCATTTCTATACCATTTGATTTCGCATAATGATATAGTGCAGAAGTGTCTTTAGGAAAACACATTCCTGCAAAACCAAAGCCATCTGGTCCTGGTACTTTCATATGAGTAGAACCAATACGAGAATCAAGTTTAATTAACTCGGCAACCTTATCAAAGTCTACTCCTGTCTTTTCACAAAGCAAATACATTTCATTCATGAACACAATCTTGGTTGCAAGAAAAGTATTAATGCCATACTTTGCCAACGCTGCTTCTTCAACACTACAATGTCTAACGTCTTTTAAATTCTTTTGCCCAATTCTTATAATACGTTCCGCCTCACCTCTAAACGCACTAGATGATCCGCCAATCATAGCAAAAGTGCCTAATATATAATCTTGCTTAGCATTTGCCGCAGTTAGAAATTCTGGGGCATGGATCAGATTAATATACTTCTCGCTCAACTTTTTATAAAAAGCAGGGGGAGCAGTACACTTACTGATAATTGGTCCGGTGTAGTATTCTAATTTGGTCAAAACATCTTCTAAAGCTGACGTATCGCACACTCCATCATCTGCCTGAGGTGTTGGTACACAAACAAAAACACCTTCACAATCTATTAACTGTTCTATACTATGCGAAGATTTGGTTGGATCAACATCGACTACTTTAATATTAGCCCTGCCCTGCATTGAATGCTTAACTGCAGAGCCTACGAACCCCAATCCAACAATACCATACGTAGGTAAAAAATTTGAATATTCATCCATAAAAAACATCCTTTATACAAGACAAGACAGCGCCCCGAAGGGCGCTTTCAACTTCATAACACCTTCCGGTTATTTATGCAGCCAGTTCTTTGATCTCAGTGATCTCAAGATCTTCTTCCTGCACCTTAGGTGCAATAACCTTAGTGGGCTTTGCCTTAGTAACCTTAGCAGCCTTACTAGGCTTAACTGCCGCCGGTGCCTTGACTGGACCTACACCGTTTTTCTTGTCCTTGGTCTCAGTAATAAGACTCTTGTAACTAGAAAACACGCCACCTAGATCAAGCAGATACTGACAAGCTTCTGCCTTGGTCATTGCCTTAGGCAGCTCAACAAGTTCTAGGGGAGAGTGACCACCTTTGGACAACAGCTTGGTGCGAGCCACGATGTCATTCGCGAAACGAACCTTAGTGATACCGTTCTGAGTAGAAACACCTGCAACTGTAAATTTAGACATAATTTAGATCTCCATGATATAAAATAAACGAATCAATTTCAACTACTACACCATAATTATATAACCATATGGACAAGAAGTCAAGCATTATTTTTCCAAAAGCTGACGGACTTTGTCCGAATGGCTACACTTACGACGGAAACCAAACCCCGTACAGTTGCACGTAATCGCCCCGCCCTTCGATACGACCATATATGTCTTGCCCTTTGATTTGGACTTAACTTGAAATATACGCTCGTTCGTTCTTGCTTGTGAGAACACGTGTCCCACAATAAATCTCTTATGAATTACTGAGGTCGGGTAATTCGGTTCGCCCGTGTACACACAAACGTAATCCGAATCAATCCATTTAGGATTAGGTACCACCTTACCCTTAAAAGTAGAATAGTCATAGTCCACGCCAAGTCGGTGTGACCGCATCTTGGTTTGGATCTCTACGTCTTGTCCTACATTAAAGTTCATATCCGACCTTTCACTATACCATAATTATAGCACAAAATGGTCATCTTGTCAAGCACTTTTTTCCAGCCAAAATAATACCCTAGGGAAACGCTAGGGTATTATCACTTTAATAATATTGTTGATTTGCTAATATTATCAGTTTGTTAATTTTTCTCCTTTTCCTCAACTGGCTCTTCCGTTGGGATTTCGATAACTCCACTCTTTTCAAAATATTCTAGCGTGTCCACAATACCTTTTTGGTATCCATATGCCTTACAACAATAGCAAGCTAGAAGCATCAAACCTAGTTGTATAATATCATACAACGAAAAAATACTCTCTCCCATAATTTCTCCTTTATTTTATACTAAGGTTACATCATGAATCCTCCGAATTTAAGCATTATGGCATATACCAATCTTGTCGTCTTTGATTTAAATTTTTAAATTGATTTTGTTCTATTAAAAACTTTGCAACCAGACTGTCCTGCATTCCGTATGCTTCAAATTCCCAAGGGTGATCCCAATAGGATATATCATCCTCATATATTTCGCCTCTCCAAACTCTAATGTATTTAGTTTTTAGTTTTCTATCTTTCAATTCACCAGTTGCCAATTGTTTCAAATGTACCATTTCGTGTGCGAGAGCGGTAAACATATGGATCTTTTTTCTGGTTCTGAGAATGTCTATCACAAACACTCTAGGGGGATTGGTTGTTGGGATACAGTCGCAATATCCGCCTGCATCTAAACTATCTCGAATAGTAATTTTAAGAATTATATTCTTTACTATTCTAGGTGATAAGAGTTTAGCTGCAAAGAAGTTCGCAGCTAGTTTAAAAATTTTGGTAAGATTACGATCTTTGGCTCCAACTACAGTAAGTTCCATAGTAACCTTCCGAAGTTTCTATACTATTATTTATGGATTGTTTTCCAATATTTCTTTCCAGAACATATAAATTTTTAGATCTTCCTCATTCATAGGTTTAGAAGAATCAACACTTGTTGTACTTGGTAACTTTAGATCTTTAACATTAATCGGTACCGGCGAATCAATCTCCGATATAGTATTCATATCCTGACTCTTTAAATTGCCGTTTGAAAGAAGTTTTCCTTTTAAAGTTTTCATAGTTTAATCTTTGAAAAATCTCTAGCCTTTAGTGATAAGTCTTTTGGTAACATATCTCTTGCTTGAGGCATTTTGTCATACTTAGGCATAGAGGAATGATTAATACCAGAATCAGCAATGTTCTTTTGTGCGGAGGCTTCTAAGTCATATAACTTCATCTTAGATCTATCTACACCAATAACGAATCTTTTATTTACTGTAGGATCGTTATATCTATTCTTCAATTGCTTCACCATTAGTTGATTCATATTTTCAAGATCTTCTGTAGAGATCAAAGCAAACATAAAGTCAACAGTTGCGGGCAAGCCAAAAGATTCAGATGTGTCTGTTAGTTCTACGTCTGTATTACCATAACCAGTTCTAGTAGTCTGAGTCGCACTTAGAATAGGAACATTTTCTTCAACTGCAAGTCCTCGTAGTTCTTCTGCAATAGACTTAACTAAAGTATAAGAGTTAACACCTGCACCTGCTTTTAATCTAGAACTTGCACAAATATTCAGATAGTCAATTACAATTAGATCAGGCTTAAACTGGCGCTTTAACTGCAGTTCATTCAATAAAGATTTGAAATGACCAGAGTGTGCTCCGGTAGTAGGATATTCTTTAATGATCAGAGCGCCTTCGGTTTTGTTTCTAATCTTTTCGATACGAGAATCAAATAATGCCTTTGGCAACTCTTTTAATTGATCTAATGAGATGTTCATTAGATTCGCATCAATACGTTCCGCAATTCTCTCTTCCGCCATCTCAAGAGTAATATAAAGAACATTTTTACCTTGTGCAAGAACAGATGCTGCTACATGACACATAAACAAAGATTTACCAACCCCTGTACCTGCCAAAACTACATTCAAAGTTTTATTCGGCATGCCTCCGTTAGTGATCTTATTGAAGAAGTCCAGATCAAAAGGAATTCTCGTTTCTACCTTATGATAGAAATCATATCTGCTATCTGCATTTCTAATATAGTCATGTCCTACAGTATCATCGAAACAAACTCCAAGTGCTTCTTGGAGCATCGAAGGAATACCATCCTCTGATTTATTTTTATCTCGACCATCCAGAATAGCAACCGAGGAAAGAATAGCATTATAAACTGCTTTGTCCTTACAGAATTTTTCTGTTTCCTTATACAGCCATTCTTTATTATGTTCTGTTGGATCTAAAGTTTGTACTATATTGAATACTTCTTGAAATTGATCCTCGTTTAAAGATCTATCATTTTGACATGCGATAACCAAAGCATCTTTGGTTGGCAAGGAGTTGTAGGAATCTATAAAAGATTTAATCTTATCAAATACAATTTTCTCACCTGACTCTAAAAAGTAATCCCGCTTTAAAAACGGAATTACTTTCCTCATATACGCATCATCATTAAGTAAGTTCTGGAGGATTACGCATTCTATCTTCGTGTGCATTCATTGCCTTTACTAAAATGTCTTGAATAATAAATGACAATACTTCATTGAATTCATTCTCATCTATTTCCGACGTAGGGGCTAAAGAATAAATAATGTCGTAGTCTACTGCTACATTATCATCTTCCTCAAGTTTAACATCGTTAATAGCGATTGTCAATTCGTTGAAGGTGCCTTCTAAGATTTTTACTCCCCAAGCATCTTTACCATCCTTTTGAATGCTCCAAGGTTCATATTTCACTTGCATTCTCGAACTCCTCTGTTAAATCGTCATCACTGAAAGTACTCATTATACTTCCACCTGCGACTTGATATCTTGTTTCTATGTAACTTCTAAACTCTTTATTTGTTAAAACAGGCAACCAAAACTCTTTGGTATAAGTATCCTTTAGTCTATATTTCTTTTCATCACCTTTTAGAGAGTACCAACCATTCGAAGGCTTAATTACAAATCCACCCTCCAAAGCAACGTCAAGCAATCCTGACCATCTGCTGATACCACCATCAAAAGAAACTTCAACTGGAATCTTTGACTTTTCTTTTACGAAACGGGACTTTTCTACATTTACGATAAAGTTATATCCTACAACTTCTGTTCCATCTTTTTCCTGTTGACGACCGATGATAAAGATGTTATCTGCAGAATAATAAATTCCTGTTCCTCCAGAAACAATCTGCTTAGGATAAAGACCAATTTCTGAATAGGTATGATTCACAACAACCATTGGAATATCTTTAATGGTTAGATGTGGTGTAATCATACGGAACAAAGATTTCATCTGCTTTGCTCGGGTCATGTCTGCAACAGATTTACCTTCGAGAGCATCATCAACTTCTTTCTTTGAAGCAAGATTTCCTACGGAATCTACAATAACAATAACATGATCGCCTCGCTCTACATTATTAATCTGCGACATAACATCAAACTTCAATTGTTCAATGTCCGTTATCGGAGTGTGTAGTACACGTGAGGTGTCAATTCCGAAGCTATCAAAATAAGACTGAGGGCTGCCAAACTCAGAGTCATAAAACAATACAACAGAATCTTCATATTTTTCCAAATAAGATTTTGCCAACAATAAAGAAAAAGCGGTTTTAAAATGTTTAGATGGTCCAGCAAAAACAGTTAGTCCCGGAGTTAGACCACCCTCAAGACTTCCGGATAAAGCAACATTCATCATGGGAACCGAAGTTTGAATCATGTCCTTCTTATTAAAGAATTTGGACTTTTCTAAAATTTCAGTTTCTTTGATTGTAGAATTCTTTTTCAATTTTTCAAGTAAAGACATAATATCTCCTAAAGTAATAATCTATATTATATTGCAATCTATGCAATAAGTCTATAATTAATCGCACCAACTTTGTTTTGCCTCACCATAATATTCTCTGGCGAAACCATTCTTAATTAACATCGCTCTTAAGCTTTGTCCATCTAAAATGATATCACCCAATACACGACCACCGAACTTATCCCAGTCGTAGAGGATGACCTGACGCTTAATTGATTTGGCAACAGCGTTTTTAGTAAACTCTGAGGCTGCAAGTCCTCGCTGATTCTCGGCTTCACACTTTGCACGAAAGCCTTTTTCTGGAGTGTCTACCCCGAAGACACGTACCGCCAATTGGGGTTTTAGGGGAGCAGGCAAAAACGGTGCAGCAATAACGATAGTATCTCCGTCATTAACTTTTAAAATCTGAGCATCATATGTTACACCTTGAGGTGTTTTTTGTGCAAATGCAAATAGGGGCAGTGCAACTAGTAATAATAGTAATTTTTTCATCCGAATAATCCTTCTAATGTAGCTTGCGGTTTAGCTGTCCAACCAATACCATCCAATATTGTAGTTAAAGGTTCTAGAAAGGATTTCGCAAACATTGTATCATAGTCTGCAAATTTTCTAAGATCCATTTCTGGAGGTATAACAGTGTTAAATGCGATACAGTTCTCACCTATAGTATTAGGTTCCTTGAGATAGATGAACTTAATTTTGTCACCCTCTTTAATTCTCTGATACTTTTTACTTAGATCATATTTTTCCAAGTAAAAATTATAAAGCAATGCTCCTCGGACATGCATTGGAGTTGCTTGCTTATATATATTTGCTTTATCTGAATATTTATCTAATCCGTTTACTCCCCTAGGGAAGGATATCTCCTCTGGATTAATTTTTCTGTATTCCGATTCAAAGTCTCTAATATAATTCTGAAGCGTTTCCTCGTCAGAGGTTAGTGCAAGTTTAACTGCCGCTCTAAGTGCATCTCTTACAGGCTCAGGTGTAGATGATCTGACGATTTCTAATCCCATCACCTTCAACTTGGGCTCTTTATATTGAACCCCTTCATTATTCGAGACGTTCAAAGCATATCTTTTCTTAGCTACCCAAACACCCGTTTCTGCGATTGCCTCTCGTTTAAAAACAATTTTTTTATCAAAGGCATTTGTGTAGGATGCAATACCATCGCATGCTTTATTTAGAACTTCCTGAATCTTAGTTTCACAAATCTTGTCGAGAATACCAACAATCTTTTCCTTGGATTGATTCTTGTAGAATTTTTCAACCAGGGGATCTAATGTGATATAACAGGAATCAGTATCGGAATAAAAAGAATAAGGAAAGTCTTTAGTGCCGCATACCTTATTCAGGTAATCATCTAAGGCTTTACCTACACTTTGAATAATATACTGCCCTGTTAAAGTAATACCTTCTGCAATGTGGTCGTCATAAAATCTAAAGTATTCATTTGCCATGGCTCCGAACAAAGAATTCATTTGAATTTTTCTAGCCATCTGAAAGTTATTATACTTAGATATCTCTTTTAGCCAATGCTTATTTTTAGTTTCTTCATACTGACTCTGAGCATCCAACATCAGTTTCTTATATTTCTTTCTATCATCAAATAACTTTTGAACAATTTCAGGAAATACACCTTGCTTATCTCTGGAGAAACATCTACCATTTGATGTCATACAATAATCTCTATCTTCAAGTTCTGATAGATCTTCTTTACTCTCCAGAAGTTTAGATATACTAACATCATACAGATATGGATAGTCTGTAATTAGAGTTTCCGGAGACATATTATACTGCATAATAATACTTGGATACAGACTAGTAGCATCAAAAGAAACTACCCAGTTGTACTTACCAGGTTTAGGTTCCTTGACATAAGCACCCGCAATTTGTCTGCCAGATCTATTCTCTCTTTGATGGACTACAATATTCTTTTTCCATAGTTCATTATAAAGAATACAATCCCAAGTTCTTACTGCAGAAAAGATATCAATATAATTACACTTTGCATCATAAGCCATAGTTAAGATGAGTTCAATTAGTCTCATCTTTTCTTCTAGTTCATCTACAAGTTCCACATCTCGAATGTTATAGTCAACAAACCTTTCCCAATCATTTTTATAAAAGTCTGTAAAGGTTCCTTCATAGGATAATTTTTCTTTACCTAGTTCTACTTTTGCGATGTGATCTAGTTTGTAGGATTCCTGATTTGTATAAGTAAACTTCTTGTACAAATCTAAATAATCTAGAATAGCGATGCCGAGAAGATCAAAAGAAATATTTTCTTTCTTCAATTTGATGATGTTTTTTTCCTTGACATTTCTCCAGGGAGAAAAAGTTCTAAGTGTATCCTCGCCAAGAATTCTTCGAATGCGATTACATAGGTACGGGATATCAAAAAATTCTACGTTCCAACCTGTTATGATGTGAGGGTAATCACTGGAAATAAAATCTAAAAATTTAGTGAGAAGTGTTATCTCATCTTTACATCCAATATAGGTATGCTTTTCAGTTTTAGGGGCGTAATCATTTAGACCGAATGTGGTAAGTTTCTTCGTTTCGTAATCTTGAATTGTAATTAGAAGAACCTTTTCCTGTGCGCTTGATACATCGGGGAATCCATTGTCCGCAGATGTTTCAATATCCAAGGACCAAATTTTAATCTGAGAAATATCAAATTCTATGTTATCAGAAAAGTTCTCAGTTATATACTGATACGCAAAATTGGTATTACCGAAGATCGGAAAGTTTTCTACATCTTTATACTGAGAAATATAATCCTTGGCGTCGTTAATATTCTCAAAATTTATAGATTGAAGATTTTCCCCGTATAGGGATTTGTACTTACTTTCCTCTCTGGATTTGACAAAAAGCGTCGGTTTAAAGGGGATTCTTTCCTGAACCATTTTGCCATTGTTCACGCCCCTAACCAAAATATTGTTACCATACTGATTGACGCTAGTGTAGAATTTCATTAGTTTTGCTCCTCGTTTAACGCCTAATTATAATATATCTATTGCTAGGGTGCAATATAAATATAAGGGAGATTACTAAAAGTAATCCTTTTTTCGTGCTTTTTGGCATTCTTCGTCCGTTTTTCTTTTGAGTTGAACCTTAAGGTCAAGCACATGACTTTATTATCATAACTTAAAGGAAACTAAATGGAACTGACCAAAGCTCAGCTTAAACAATTATTACCTAAGAATCCTTATATTGATCAGTGGCATAATGCATTGAGTCAATTATTACCGGATTATGAAATCAACACTCCCCAAAGGATTGCAGCATTCGTTGCACAGTGTGCACATGAATCGGGCGGGTTTGTTTTTCTCACAGAAAATCTAAATTATAAAGCAGAAAGCCTGGTAAAAATATTTGGGAAATACTTTTCGGATATTGCAACTGCAAAAACCTACGAAAAGAAACCAGAGAAAATTGCGAATCGTATCTATGCGAATCGTATGGGCAACGGTGACGAAGCATCAGGCGACGGGTGGAGATACCGAGGTCGCGGACTTATTCAATTGACAGGTAAAACAAACTACACTTGGTTTGCCGCTTCATTAGAAATTTCTCCAGAAGAGGCTGCAGAATATACTCAGACTTTTGAGGGTGCTGCACAATCCGCGTGTTGGTTTTGGGAAACAAATAAACTAAATCAATGGGCAGACACCGGAGACATTCTTACCATGACAAAAAGAATCAATGGTGGGACCATAGGACTTGAAGATCGCAAAAAGCATTATGCTCACGCACTTCATGTTCTGGGAGGACATTGATGAGATATTTAGCACTTTTACTATTACCTTTGCTGGTTGCTTGCTCGGAGAACTATCGTTATCCCTGTCAAGATCCAGACAATTGGGAAAAGAAAGAATGTAAAAAACCATATTGTAGTGCCAATGGAACTTGCCCTGAGGATTTGACTCCATATGAAAAAGATAAGGTTGGAGCCGCACCGGGAAATACAAATATAGCGCAGCCTGCACAACAGATGCCGAAAAAAGGAGAATGTAAATGATTAAAGATATATGGGAAGGACCAAGATATACAACTGAAGAATTAAACGCGAGATTAAAATTCTTTATTGGTATCGTTTTAGGGTTAACACTATTTGGAATTGTTTTTGTTGTTCTATATAGTTTAATCTTTGTTACTCAACCAATGAATGGTATGAGCCCAGTGGATAATAAGTTCTTTGAATTAATTATTCCGATTGCTACATTCTTAACTGGTACATTGTCTGGCATTATGCTAGCAGGTGACGATAAGGATTTAAGAGCTAAAGCATTAGATGCAGCGAACAAACCATATACTCCGCCACCTACACCTCCGGTTAACGGGTTGAGTGCCTCAATATCACTAGGTAGTGCGGCAGTAGCAACATCTACAGCAAGCCCATTTGCAGCAGCACCTGATGCGTTTGCAAGCTTTGCGCCTAATGTTGCTGCAGGCTTTGGTGGTAAAGAAGCACCAGCACAACCTCCACATCCGGAGCTATAAATGAACTTTCTGGCCAAAATGCTCTCCGGTGAAGGAGAGCAAAATCCAAGCAGCAAAAGAGTAATAACCTTTTTGGCATTTGCTTTGCTAGCCATTGGGTTTATTGCAGAAATGTTTTTTGAAAGAAAAGTAAATCCTACCACCTATGAATATATGATGTATATCGTCATCGGTGGTCTTGGATTTACCGCATCTGAAAAATTTACTTCAAAGGAAAAGAAATGAAAAATTTAATTACAGCGTTATTAATCGCAACAATGCCATTGGCTTATGCGGCAGAAGAAAAAAAAGTCTGTGTCAAAGAGTTTGATAACAAGACTAAAAAAGAAAAAGAAGTTTGTAAAACAATCAAAGTGCATAAAAAGTTAGAAGGCACTAAGATTCCAGAGAAAAAATAAGAGAAGAAAAAATGTCGGAGGAACAAGATAAGCTAAAAAACGAATTAAAGAAATTTAAGAAAAAGAAAAAGATATCTGTTCCTGCCGACTTTTTAGATGGTGCTAAAAGTTATGATGACAAACTGATGTTAGTCAAACATCTTACCGAAAGAGAAAAGGGAAGAGTTTTACTAATGATTAAATCTATGTTAAAAGAGGCCGTGAAGAACAGGGATAAAAAATAAAAGAAAATGGATCCATTAACACTGTTTGCTTTAGCAAACGGAGCAGTTAAACTCGTCAAGGAAGGCTGTAAACTTTATAAGGATATTAAAGGTGCGGCTGGGGATGTCAAGGAGGTCCTCAAAGATCTTGACGATCAATTTCATAATAAATTTAAAGATCGCCAACCTACGGTTCAGGAACGCAATCAGTACATTGAAGAAAAAAATCGCATAATAGAATTAAACAAGAAGTCGGGTGATACAACTAATATCTACACAGAAATTGGACAGCAACTAGGTGCATACTTTGACAACTACTACAAGTGCAAGGCCATATTTGAAGAAGAAGAACGACGTAGTAAAACAGAAGTTTATCATGGAGAAGACAGTCTAGGTAAACGTGCTCTACAGCGTGTTTTACTTAAAAAGCAGCTTCAGCACATGGGCGAAGAACTGCGCGAAATCATGGTCTATAACAGCCCACCCGAACTTGGTACGCTATGGACTGAAGTAAACGACATGATGGAAAAAGTCGGCCAAGAACAGGCTGGGGCGATTGCTATAGAAATGCAGCGTGAAAGAGAGCTTGCTAAAATAAATGCAAGAAAAAAGAAAAGATTGCAGTATAAAATTTTATGCTGGTGTTTAACTAGTTTAACAGTTCTATATTTTGCATGGTTAGTCTGGGCTATAGTTCAGGTAAGAATAGAAAATAGCCCAGAATTAGGAGTATGTTTGTTACCCAAAGGCACATGGCCCTATCAACATTACAACAATCTAAAATGGGTGGATTGTGAAAAAACAACGCAAAGGATACGAAATGAAAACCTTAATTCTTTTGTTTATGATTTTAATTTCACCTCTGGCTTATTCTCAGATATCCCAGAGACATAAACCTGTATTGTGTTCGCCTCTATCCGAAATGCTAAATAATTTAAAAACTAATTATGGGGAAAAGTTAGAGTTTCTAGTAACCAATCAAGTATATAATGATTTTCTCACTAAAATTGTTATGTATAGAAACAAAGAAACTGGATCATGGACTATTATAGAATATAGCGATGATCCAGCCTTTGGGGGTGAGGGTTGTATTATTGGTTCGGGAAAAGATAAAAACTCTTAAGACCCAACAACACTAAGCTGGGAAATATTCGGAATGTTTCTAGGTACATCTCCAGATACAATTTGAATACCTGAACCGAAGATAGCATTGTATTGATTCAACACATCATCTTCTAGATCTGCTTCCCATACAACTTGACGCTTTTCAATTTCTATTTTATGATCCTTCGCATATGCAGCGTAGGGAATCAATGCCATTGAATGTTGGTCTGGAGTAGACTTTGAGGAAATTAACATAATAGCACATGGTTTGTCTATGTAAATCTTAGATCCCTTCTTTGTGCAATTCCCTACAATTTCTTCACTTGTGATTAGTTTAAGTAGCTTTACCATTTTTTATCCTTTATCAATACCAGGGCGGCGTATCTCTATCATACTTTCTTATATGAATGATAGAGTCGCTCCACCACTTAAAAAATTTTTTAAACCATTTTTTGATCATATGTACAGGGGGCCGAAGCCCCCTAAATTACTTGTCTTCTTCTAGTAAAAGTTCTTTAGACTTTTTGCTAGGTTTAGAAGTTTCACTAGTATCTTTAACATCAATTTTCTTAGGCTTCTTATGCTCGGGAATAATACGCTCCAAGAAAATCTTTAACATACCATTAAACATTTCTGCATCTTTAACTTCGATTTGATCATCTAAAGCAAAAGTGCGAGTAAATGCTCTATTTGCAATTCCTCTGAATAAGAAACTGCTATCATCATCACTATGAGTTTTGCCAGTAACGACCATCTTGCCGTCAACTAACTCAATCTCAATATCTTGCTTCGCAAAACCTGCGACAGCAACTTCAATCAGGTATGTATTGTCACCTGTTTTTTTGATATTGTATGGAGGATAATTAGGAATGTTCTTTGTGATATCATCATGCATTTTTGCCAGGCGATTGAACTGTTCGTCAAAGCCTACAAAAAATTTGTCAAAGTCTTTTGGTACATTGGATAGCAGCCAGTTCATTCTTTCACCTCCTTAGAAAATACTTTATCAACTGTTGCTTTTGCAGCAGCACCTGTTACATCATACCATGTCTTGGTAATCTGTTTTGTGTAGGCTGTCTGTGCATCTACAAACTGTTGAAGAGGTTTGCGTACTTGTTCTTCCTTGACGAAAGTTTGAAGCCACGTGGTTTTTCCTGACTGGATGGCATCAATGGCCATATTAGCGTAATACAACATATCGGTCTCCTTATTAAGCGAGTTATTTCCCCATGCTGGGGTACCAAAAACAAACTGCGAAATTAAACTATCCATTCGGCATAGTCCTTTCTTTAGATGGCAGTTTTAACTGGAACTGCCAACCAGTCCCATCCCGAAGGGATGATTATCTATTTGCGATATACATTGTGATTTCAAATCCAAAACGCATATCTTTTGCTGTAGGTTTAGTCCACATAATAGTCTCCTTGAAAGATTAAAAAGTACTGCTGTTACGATCAGTTCATTGGAGATGCTGTAGCAAGGTCCAATTTGAGATCATTATCGAACTACAAATTATTTATATGCACCACTTAATTTTTTCTTACCAATATTATATTTTGTTTCCAATTTCCAATCATCCTTTTCCTTATGGGAAATGACTTTGATCTGGGAAAGGGGAGCATAATCTGTAAATAGGTGCGAATTATTAATTTCTATCAAACCCCAGTCTACCAGCAACTTGGCAATAGTATTTCTACGCTGTAAATCATTATCAGTTAAATCTGCGACTTTACCATCTAAAGCAAATAGCTCTTTAAAGTGTACAATAAAGTATCTTCCCTGCTTATGTAAAATGTGGCACGACTGATATAGGGTTTTATCTTTTCTCGAAGCAACGCCGATTCTTGTCAAGGTCTCTCTTACCTTTAGAAAATCGTCGGGTTCTTTAAGAATCACTTCCAGGGGATTATACCCCGGGTAATTAATGGAAATAATATCTGTATTCATTTCTTGCCGCCCTTTGTTATTCTTTTTCTCATTTCATCTATAATCGATTCATTCAGAAGCGGAAGAATTTGTTTGGCCTTCTCTGTGCTGTAGCCATAGTATTCTTTTACTGTTTCCAAATCATCGACCTTCTCGGCCTTGATCCATTTATTGAATCTTTTTTTAGGCCTAATAATATTTATAAGGAAATGAAATTGAAGGGTTTTGTCCAAATGAGGTCTAGAATTCATCTCATTCGCAGGAATAACAGTATCATGTCCATACGAAAGACCCTTGTTTATAATATAGGGATTATATTGTTTCTCGGACCATTCGTCAACAATTAGATTCTCTTTACTATGATGAATAGCGTTGATAAACTCAAACGGGGTAATTGCTGGGGACTTGTATGTTTCTTCGACAACGGGCGCTGTCGGTTCACCAAATAAACTCATAATATTCTCACTATACTAATCTGTTCACATTATCATAACCAAACAGATAAGAATTTAATCTACCTGTAGCATCGTATACTGTAACGGAATAAGTCTCAACTTTTCTAGTACTGTTACCTTCAGGATAACTAGTTTCAGTAATAACGGTGTGTCTTATGTGAGTACCGTCAGATGCAGGCACAGCTCTTGTTCTATAGACATCTTGAGTAGAACTTATAGGAAAGGGGAACGGAGTCTCAATCATATCAGTATTTATAGTAATATACTATCTCGTTCACATTTTTTCATTTTCAATTTGCCAGTCGTAATGTTTTCTAAGTGCGACATAAGCGTTCCAAACATCAACTGGCATAACATTATAGGAACGAATACGATCTTCATTATCATGAATAGCACGAGCAAGTGCTCTGCTTAATTGAATTTCTTTCGTTGTTCCAAGTTCATGTACTTCGAAATCATTCATAGTTTTCTTTCTCATAGCCAGGCTTTATTATCCACATACCAATTTACAACTTTTTCAATATGATCTGAAAAATTACTTTTGGCTTCCCACCCAAGAGATTTTAAAAGATTGCCTGATAAAGAATATCCCATATCTCCACCTGGTCTTTGGGTATAAGTCATTTCATACTGCAATTCTTTATTTAATAATTTAGCAATGGTTTTAGACAATTCAAGTATTTGAATTTCGTCTCTGCCCGTAATATTAAACTTCGGAACCTTTATTAAACTATCATTACTGGTAAAATTGTTTTCTAAAAGAAATCTAATAGCACTCGCAACCTCTTTTACATATATGTAATGCCTAATTGGAGATTTAGTTAAAGTTACATCTGAATGTATAGTAAGTTTTTCGTTGTTTAATATTTTTCTTATGCATAACGGAATAAATGCGCCTGCTTGCTGCCTCTCACCAAATACATTCATACAATGCGTAATATACACTGGCATATTATAAGTGTTATGAAATGCTACCGCAAGTTCTTCCCCGCCCGCCTTAGTTGCACTATAAGGATTGCTAGAATTGTATCTAGAATATTCTGAAAAATTTGTGTCTTTTAGTGCTGGGCCAAAAATTTCATCTGTGCTAAAATATAAAAATCTTTTTAGATTTTTTTGAGTTCTCGCAAAGTTAAGAATATTACAAGTTCCAACTACATTCGTATAAACGAAACTTAGAGGATCTTTAATACTTCTATCAACATGACTGCCCGCTGCGAGGTGCAGTATATAATCAACATCCCCTATTTGTTTGGCCAAAGTAGGATTAATTTCTGCTCGTATATCGTGATACAGATATTCAATTCTATTAGACAAATCTTGTCTATTCTTTAGCATATCAGATAAACGATTTAGATTACCAGAAAAATCTAAACTATCTACAGTAACAATTTTACAGTTAGTATTTACTAATAGATCTTCTATGATATGATGTGCAATAAATCCCGCACCGCCGGTTACTAATATTTTATTCATTTAAACTCCACTGCTGCCATAATTTCTGTAAGGCAAGCAACAAGATTGATTTCTTGGTCTGCACAGAAAGCAGACTTATACTGATAGTCGGCAAGTAATAATACTAATTGAGGAATCTGAACTACTTCATCGCATAAAGTATCATACATTTTTCTAAAAATTGTCTGTGGGTCATTATCAATATTATTGACCACCCAGGTTCGCATCTTCTTCCAGTCTTTATCCTTTAGTGTTGCAATAAGCTCTTGCATATTGCTTTCACCTAGACTAGTAAAGATGCCCTCATCGATTTTACCTGAACCGCTGTATCTCTGAAGTTCATTTAAAATTCTGCGATAATCAGGGAAATGCTTTTCAATTACCTTTGCAATTACCTTTCCATCTGCTTCTACCTTTTCAATCTCAAGTATTTCATTTACTCGTTTAAAAAATGCTGCAGCAATTTTAGGTTTTTCTGTCTTAGGTAATTTAAATTCAATAACCGCAGTTCTCGAATGTAGGGGAGGAATGATTCTATTCTTAAAGTTACAAGTAAGAATAAATCTGCAATTTGAAGAAAATTCTTCAATAAAAGCTCTAAGAGCAGGTTGTGTAGAATTTGGATTTAGATAGTCTGCCTCATCTAAAATTACAACCTTTGGCTTGCCGCTAAAAGAAACCGCCGACGCAAACTGTTTAATTTTTGTACGAAGAACATCAATACCAGATTCTTCCGAACCATTAATGACAATGTAATCAGTTTGTAGTTCTTCACACAATGCTCTTGCAACAGTAGTCTTGCCCATGCCAGCTCCGCCACACAAAAGCATATTTTGTATCTCCCCCTTTGCCAGCATTTCCTGAAAAACTTTCTTCTGGCTAGGTGGGAGAATACAATCATCTAATTTTCTGGGACGAAACTTTTCAACCCAGAGAAATTCATCTTCACGATATTCCATGACAACTCCATAATATTATATAACTATTAAACTACAGAATCGGTTTCCATTGCAATAAAATACTCAGTAGATTTAGTTTCACTCTTGAATAAGAATGCTTTCTTCTTAGAAATAATTACATTATATGCATCAGGGATGACCTTAAAGTTTTCTACTGCCATGTGGCAATCGAAAGTTTCTTCACTTGAGCCAATCGTTTTCTTATAATTATTTGCCGTATCATTCTTACGATCACCTACTGTTAGATTAACTGTACCATTTTTACTAACAATAGAAATAGTCGGCGCGCCTGTAATAGCAGCCGCTTTCATAATCATGTTCACATCTTCTGAGGTAAGCTTAAACTGATAATGTGTATCAAGTTCAATATCCTTTTCAGGGGCAGCTACAATCACATTTTGCGATGCATAGAAATATTCAAACTTACCATTGTCTTTAGAAATGGTTAGGCTCTTTTCACCGAATTCTACATTTTGATTTTCCATCAATGTCAATAGAGCAAGAAGGGAATTCAAATCATAGATTGCAAGCTCTACAGGGAACTCTTCAGCAACTTCCGCTTTAGCAAAAATGTTTTTTGCTGTACTAATTGTTGCCAAACGTTTACCTTTTCGAATCATAAGATTCGAATTAATAGTAGCAAAGTTCTTTAGAACTTGAATTGTATCATTACTAATCTGCATTATTTAGTCTCCTTAGTTTCAATGTCATGCACATACAACAGCATTAATGCATAGTGTAACACCTTTAGCAAGTCTTGTCTATTCCTTCCGGCTTTCTTTCCGTATCTTTGAACATATTTCATGACATTGCCTGCGGTAAATCCTACACCATGTCCATTATCAATAATAAATTCGGTAGCCTGATACCTATTCATAGAATAGTGTTGATTATAAGTTGCATCGATATATTCTTTAAATTGTTTTAATAGCTCACCCTCATTATACTTATATTCTATCATTTTATATCTTCCTCTCAATATTTTTAAAGTACTGTATTGTTTTCAATAAACCATCTTCTATTTTAGTGTGGGGTTTCCAATCCAAAACTTCTTTTGCTTTGTCTATATTTGGTTGCCTTTGTCTTGGATCATCTAAAGGCAAAGGTTTAAAAACTATTTTACTTTTAGAATTAGTTAATTCTATAATCTTTTTACTTAGATCTAGTATTGATATCTCATTTGGATTTCCTAAGTTTAGGGGACCGACAAAATCTGCTTTGGTTTTTTCCATAGTTAGCATCATACCTTCTAGCAAATCATCTACGTAACAAAAACTTCTGGTTTGATTTCCCTTTCCATATATGGTAATATCCTGACCACGTAGCGCTTGAACAATAAAATTACTAACTACTCTACCGTCATTCTCTGCCATTCTTGGACCATACGTATTAAATATTCTTATAATTTTCACTTTAACATTATGTATTCTGTGATAGTCCATAAAAAGAGTTTCTGCAGCGCGCTTTCCCTCGTCATAACAACTGCGAATGCCTATTGGATTAACATTTCCCCAATATTCTTCGTCTTGAGGATGAACCTTGGGGTCACCATAAATTTCACTTGTACTAGCTTGTAATATTTTAGCTTTAGTTCTTTTAGCTAATCCTAATAAATTATAAGCTCCCAACACACTAGTTTTTAGAGTTTGTATTGGATCTGTTTGATAAAGAGGTGGGCTAGCAGGGCAAGCCAAATTATAAATCTCATCAACCTCTACGTACAGCGGAAAACAAATATCTTGTCTAATAATTTCAAAATTTTTAAAATCTAACAGATGTTCAATGTTTTTTCTAGAGCCGGTAAAATAATTGTCCACACATAAAACATGATGTCCTTGATTTAAAAGTTTTTCGCATAAATGCGAACCTAAAAATCCTGCACCACCTGTCACTAATATTTTTTTCATATTATTTTTGAATAACTGCCATATAATAACCGTTGTTCCATTTTATGGTGTCTGATATAACTCGAATATCAGACACTATATTAAGTTTATTATCAGATATAGAATCTAAAGTTCCCTCTCTAACATGACTCCAATTCCAATCATCAACAATAAGAATGAATGTGTCTTCTAATGCAGCTAACGGATAAACTAAGGAATCATAGTGATCTGTTTTTTCATGTGCGCCATCATACAGATAGATGTTATGTTTTTCTAAGGTTGTATAATCCACATTTCTAAAATCAGAATTTATAAATTGATAATAAGCATTTTCATTCTTATATTTTTCTAAGTTCTCAATTAAAATTTTTTCAGTTGCGATACCAAGATCTGGTTCAGAAAAATTATCTATACAAACAACTTTAACTGTATTTTTGTAAATTGCAGAACATGTTGTCGATCCTTGCCAACAACCTATTTCCAAATATCTTGCATCTGAAGTCTGTTCAACTATAGTATTTAAAATAATCCTATTGTAAACATTCGAATATCCTGGCATCTGAAAAATTTCATTAGACAATTTAGTATCATTGTCTAAAGCTTTTTTTACAGAGTTCTTTATAATTTTAGAATACTCCGAATCCCAGTTTCCGCTATAATCTATAGTAAAATTTTGCATTTCATTTTCTACTTTCTAATTAAATTTATCCACCACGAGGCCTTTAATTTATCCAAATTAAATTTTCTGTTTTTAAATTCCTCTTCCTTTTTCAAAAGAAAATCTTTATTCACGTCCTTAAAACTTTTGACTCTTATTGCGGGCAAATCATCCAAAGTTTTGTATGTTAAATGATCTTCAACAATCGGTATCATACCATAATATAAAGATTCCCACAATCTACAAGTATCGACACCATTTCCCCTTGGACATAAAATAAACTTATGAGTTTCTAATCTTTTAAGATATTCTTCTTTTTTTAAATTTGGTAAGTCTACAGTACACCAATCTACGTTTTTAAAGTGATCGTAAATCCATTGTCTAGAAGTAGGATGAGTTTCTATTCTATGGTTTATATAAAGAAGTGTTTCTTTAGGTCCGTCAAACTTTTTTTCGGGGGGAGAAACCATATGGGTTTTACTATAATAACTAGCAGATAATCCTAAAGGAATTGGTATTAAATCCCTATGCTCATATTCTACATTTTGCGCATACCACTTAGTTATACACGTAGGTTTAAGATCAAATAATTCTTTTGTGACTCCCCTATCGCTCTCATGACTTATTAGTTTTAGATCAGTTAAAGAATTTTGTCTAGATAAAATTTCTAGTAACGGGCCTAAAAATTCATACTTGGAATAAACAATATCCCCACTCTTTATATTAAAACTAGTATTTAATCCTACAGTGATTATTCCTTCCCCGGGAGTATCAGGAAAAATATTTCTTGCAAAAACATAGTCAGCTAAATTTGCAAAATGAACATGGCTTAAGAAGTCATTCATAATTTATTTTTTAAATACTAGTAAATTTTCTACCACCAAAAAATCCAATTCAGTATTATCTAAAACATAAAAGGCGTCTTCTATTTTAGTTAGTATAGGTCTTCCCTTAATATTAAAAGATGTGTTCAATATTACTGGTATTTTCTTAGTATTTTGCATACAAGAAAGTATATCATAAAATAGTTTATGCTGTTTACTATTTACAGTTTGTAATCTTGATGTTCCATCATAGTGTGTAATCGATGGAAGTTTATCTCTGTATTCCTTTTTAACCAAAGGAGCATAGCTCATATAATGTGAAGCAAAGGCATCATCAAAATACTTATGCATATCCTCTTCTCTGCATACCGGGGCAAATGGCCTAAACCATTCTCTAAACTTAACTTTTGCATTTAGGATATCTTTCATATCCTTAAAAGATGGGTC